ATCAACCAAGAGATTGAACTGCTACGCAAAGGGTCTGAAGAGCGTGAGTACCAGAACCATCTCAACAAGATCAAGAACGACCTGATCGAAGAGGGTATCGACCTGACAGCCGACGAAAGTGTCGAGCTTCTCAAACAACTGGAAGCTCGACTGCGGCAACTCAAAATCGTGGAAGCTGTTGCTGCCGCGCTTGATGAGGTCCGCGGCATCAGTCTCAACCTTGTTGATGTGCAGGCTGAACTAAATGCCCAAGTGGCCCTGGGTCTGATTACGGTCGAGCAGTCCACGCGCGCGTACGTGATGCTGAGCGACGCCGTAGCTGAGAGCCAGGTCACCAAGAAGAAGGTGATCGATGAGGCGGTCGAGGGTATCAATAAAGAGATCGCACTACTGCGACTGTCGGGCAGTCTCCGAAACGAAACCGACCAAGCTCAGCAGGCCGCCGCTTCTATCACGAACACACTTCGCGAAGCCGGTATCCTTCTTGACAAAGCAGAGGCCGCCGCACTCAACGAAAAGCTGCTGCTCCAACAACAACAGTTGACACTCTTGACACAGGTCGCCGGGGCGCTTGACGAAGTTCAAGGTGTTACGATCGATCTGGCCGGTGCCAAAGAAGAGTTGCAGCAACGTATCGACGATGAAACGATCAGCGTCCAAGAAGCCACCGAAGCTTACCGAGAACTCCGCATCGCGCAGCTCGAAGGGCAAAAGGATGGGAGTTCAGGCGCGGAGCGTGGACTACTCAAGTACCAACGCCAGATTGAAGACGTTGCCAGTTCGGTTGAGTCCGCCATGACCGGCGCGTTCAAGGGGATGGAAGATGCGTTGGTCGACTTCGTCACTAAGGGCGAGATCAACTTCGCATCGTTCGCCAACTCCATCATCTCCGACATGGTCCGCATCGCGGTCCAGCAGGCGATCATTGGCCCACTACTCGGCTCGGCTACAGGTGCCCCATTCACCGCCGCGGCCATCAGCGGAGCTCGAGCCCTGGGCGGTCCCGTCTCCGGTGGGCAGCCCTACCTTGTGGGCGAGCGTGGACCTGAAATCTTTACACCTCCGACCGGTGGTGGTAGTATTGAACCGAACAGTGGCCAAGGTGGGGGCAATGTCCGTATTATTAACGTGGTCGATCCTTCTGCGACGGGTGACTTCCTCGCATCGGCCGACGGTGAACGTATCGTACTGAACCACATCACTCGTAACCCAAACACCGTGCGGCAAGCAGCCGGAGGCTAATAGATGGCATACAGCACCGGAACAGCAACAGACCAGAACGATCTTCTTGACAAGCTCAAGACCTTCTTGACCGGTACGCCCGGCTGGACTGCCAACAAGGATACCGTCGTCGCCGCAAGCCCGGCTGCGGGCTCGAACCGGTACATCCTTTTCGACGCACCCGGTGGTGGCTCCGACAACATCTACATGGGTATCGAACTCAACATGACCTACCTCACGGAAGGGTCGATTCGTTCTTTCTACAAACCGTTTTTCCGGTTCCAAGGCTACACGGGCTACAACGGAGGTTTAGGTTTTGATGATCAACCCACGCCTATCCCAACGGCTAACAATGTCCCGACCATCGCAGTCGAGTGGGATCGACCGCTTCCTTACCACTTCATTGCCAACGGCCGTCGCGCCATCATCGCTGTTCAGTCCGGCCGGTTTTGGAGCACCGCCTACATGGGGTGGTACCTTCCGTTCGGCACACCTGTCCAAGCTCCGTACCCACTGCTGATCGCGGGCAGCAACTACACCGGACAGACCTCAGCAACGACAGCAAAGGATCAGCCACACGCGGACCGCCACATTGGCTACGCCATGGGCTCGCACGACACGGATATTGGATCAAACATCCAACACCTCGAAGGTGCGAACTGGGTCGGCATGTACCGCCGAACATGGCCGCTGTACGACATCAACGACAACGGCTCATCCCAGTACTCTAACAGCCCGTACTGGCGAGATGATACTGTCTCGTTCTCCGAGTACCAAAACGGGGACTACTCCTTGGCCATGCTCAACCTCGACGGCACGCCGGGTCTTATCCCCCTGCATCTTGTAGGTGACGAAGCAGGCGAGGATGTTTTTGGTGTGTATGACGGTGTGTATGCTGTTGCGGGAGATCGTTACATTCTCCAAGACGACATCATTGACGTTGGTGGCGTTGACCACCTACTGGTCGAAGCAATCCCTTACGGTCGCGCCTCGACGATCGCACTAAAGTTGGAGTAGACACATGGCATTTAGCTCAGGCATTGCAACCGACCAAGACGACCTGCTGGACAAGCTGCGTGCGTTCGCTCTTGCGCAGGGGTGGACCATCAACAGCTTCGCCAACGACACGTCCACCTACGACCGCGACTCAACATCAGGCAAGCGGTTGCACATCTCAAAGAACGGGATGTACTTCAACATGCGGTCGTCGGACGGTGCAAACGTCTTTGATGTTGGTACGCTTATCAACACAAACTATTGGCGATACTGGCGTCTCTACGGTATCGCGGTCAACGGCTCCACCGGCTACAACAGTGCCAGCAGCTGGGAGAACCAGCCAGGCGCTCCGCAGGTCAGCGCGACAGGTATCGGAACCACGGTGCTGGGCATCAACAACGCTTCGGTCAACTACTGGTTGTTCTCGACCACGGAGTCTTTGACCATGGCTGTCGAGTACGACCCCGTGAACTACGCGGGCTACATGCAGTACATCCATGTCGGGCGAATCATTCCGTCGGGCAGCATCCTGACGACCCCCGGCGTGGACGGCGCAGTGTACATGTCGTCGGCATCGCCGAACGTCTTTCTCAACGACCTCAGCACGCCCGTGGCCTTCTACAACGCGCTCAACCAGGACTCTGGAAACTTCACCGGTCTTGGCACCAGTCGCTACGTGGACTGGGGTCGCGGCGGAGTCTTCTTGCCGTCGGTCGTCAAGGGTGACGGTACAACGCTCACCAACAAGTGGTACTTGGTCAACGACAGCAGCAGTGACCGTATGCAAAACGATATCCACATCTCCGCGCAGGCTGTTCCGCCCAACGCCGATGAGGGTATGATCCGAAACCTTGTTCGACGCACGCCCAACAGTGAGACAGGCGTCACGCCTCTGTTCCCTATCTACCTGCTGCTGACGGCTCAGGGGGGTGGCGGCGGGAACAATAGTTCCCGCCAACCGTACAGGTTCGCGGGCGTCGTAGATGGCGTGCTCAATGCGGCACATACAGGCTTCAGCCTGGCCGGTACATCCACCATCGCGTCGGACACGTACAGTCATTTCCCGATGTGGCATGTAGGCCAAAGCAAAAACAGCGGGTTAGCTATTAAGCAGTAACACAAATGTCCAGCGCAACAGCCACCGAGTATCTGGTCTCCGGTTCGCTCGCTACGGCCCCAGCACCGATCTCCGGTATGGGCCTGACCGGCGTGCTGCTGTCGCTTGCCTTCATTACGGTGAATCCCGACCTCGAGCGCACACCGAGCCTGGGGACGCCCGTGGTGGCCGAGCAGGGTTCATACATCCTACCGCCCCACCTGCTCTCTGGGACGCTGAGCAGTGCTCCTGCGCCCGTTGCAGGCGACGACCAGGCCGGTCCGACAATCCCTACCTACTTCGACTACTTCTACGAGCGGATCCACCTGATCCCCAACGGTAACATCAACCTGGGCGTTGTGGTGGGTACCCTCATCACCGACGTAACGATCTGGAACGCCTACACGGGACTCACTGTTACGGTGACCGACCTGCCTCTTACGGGGTCTGCGAACACCACCAAGGACGGAGCGCCCGGCCTGCCTTACGCATTGAACCCGCTGACGACAGTGGACTTCGATCTGGTGACCTCCGCGGCCACCACGGACTTCTCGTTCACCACGACACTCACGGTCGTCGAGAGCACGTCCCAGGCTCCGTTCCTGACGCTGACAGGTCTCGCGTCACTGGTTCTCAACCTGAAGCCTGAGCGGCCTCTCCGGACGATGCTGGAGTGGGCCACGAACATCCTGACCAGTAACAACGGTAAGGAGCAGCGACAGTCTCTGCGATCGCTGCCGCGTGAAAAGTTCGACCTTCGGTACAAGCCGCTGAACATCCCCGAGCGCAATGTGCTCCGCAACCAGTTGATGTCGCACCAGAACAAGGCGTTCGGTCTCCCTGTCTGGATGGAAGAGCGGCCGTTGGACCTTGACGCTGTGTCTGCCGATACCGTGATCTTTCTCGACACATCATACGCCCGCTTCGCGGTAGGCGACCCTGTGATCATCTGGGCAAGTGAAAACAACTACGCCGTTAATCAGATCGACACCATCGCGGCCGACCGCCTCACGTTGTCCCGACCGCTGGGCGCGGACTTCGATGCAGGCATGAAGGTGATGCCCATGGTCTCGGGACAGGTTCTCGGTGACGTGTCGGGACAGAACATTTCCCCGCAGTTCGAGCATCCGCAGGTAACATTGTCGCTTACCCAACAACTTCCGATGCCGAGCTACACGCCACCGTTCACGCACGAAGGTGAGCCGCTGTTTCTTACACGTCCAAACGCAAACAGGCCTTTGCGGTTGGACCAGAAAATCGACCAACGCACCATCGACTACGGCTTGGGCAAGTTCACACGCGATCCGCAGTGGATCAACCCTAAAGACACTCGCGAACACCGCTTTGTGTTCCGAACGCAGGCAGAGCTTTGGGAGTTCCGAAAGTTCATGTTCTGGCTGCGCGGCCGGTACGAGACGTTCTACATGCCGACGTTCCAAGACGACTTGGTTCAGGCTGTTGCGTCGGGAAGCTCCGACACAGCCATCGACATGGACAACACAGGCTACGCCAGTTTGGTCTACCAAAACACCACGCGGTGGCGAGACCTTGCGTTCATGTTGCCGGACGGTTCATACATCACGCGCCGCGTCACAGGGGCGACCACGGAAAGCTCCACGATCGACCGCGTCCAGCTCAGCGATGCCCTGGGCGTAGGCTATGATCCGGGCGACCTTCAGATCAGCTTCCTTCGACGTGTTCGAGTAGCGTCCGATCGTGTCGAAGTGGATCACCAAAGGGATAATCGCAGCGTCGTGTCCTTGCTTCTAACATCGGTGGACGAATGACCTACAACGACAGCCAACAAGAGACGCTCGGCGAACCTATTGAACTGTTCCGGTTCACTGGCCTGGGCGTAACGTATCGATTCACATCCGCGGCCGAGCCTGTCGTGTACGACACACACACCTACCTTGCGGACACGCCTATTTCATCTTCGGTGCGGGGCATCAACCAGAGCGAACTCCTTAAAAACGGTATTGATATCAGGCTCCCGAGCAGTCACGCAATGGTTCTTGGGTTCATTCAACAGATTCCAAGCGACCCCATCCAAGCAACAGTTTTTCGAGGCTACGGTTCGGACTTCGTGACCTACTGGAAGGGTGAAGTCCTAACGGTGGAAGCCGACGGCCCGGAGGCGACTATTAAGTGTCAACCGCTGACGCGGTCCCTCGAGCGCCGCACGCTCCGGCTTCGCGTTATGAACAGCTGCAACCATGTCCTGTACGACACACAATGTCGTGTGCCTCGTGACAGCTTCCGGGCCACCGGTACGATCGACAGCATCACCAACGGCTTCACGTTGCGGTCAAGCACATTCGCTGCGCAGGCTGATCAATACTACCGCGGAGGCGCGCTGCATATCAGTGGCACAACGCAGGGTACGCTCAAGACATTGATCCTCGACCATGTTGGTGATACTGTTAAGGTCCAAGCGAACTTGGGCAAAGCCTCCGCAGGTCTAGGCTTCTCGGCGTGGCCAGGCTGTGACCACCTGATCGGAACGTGCGACGAGAAGTTTAACAACATGCCCAACTTCTTCGGCTACACCGCGATCCCGTCCAAGAATCCGTTTATCGGAGACGCACTCATCTAATGCAAAACTTTTACATACTACCTACGCTTGCTCTCATTGGCACGACGACCTACTGGGTCATTATGATCGGCCTTGCGTTCTTGTCCTACGCTCTTCGTCCCAAGCCTTCACAGACGCGACCAGATCCTGGGCAGTTCGAAGTTCCGTCGATCAGTCCAGGTAAGTCGATCCCCGTTGTGTTCGGCACTGTAATGATTCGCGATCCCGCCATCGTGTGGTGGGGTGACCTTCGCACCGAGCCTATTATGAGTTCAGGTGGAGGCAAGAAATGATCATCACCATGCAACACTGCCGAGAGATGGGCTACTGCGCTTTTGGTGTGCGACGTTTCTTCAACGAACAAGGTCTCGACTTCAAAACCTTCATCAAGGGTGGGATAGAAGAAGAGGCGTTGGTCAACACACAACAAGGGCTTGCCCTAAAGATAGTCGAGCACGCACATGCCTCCGAGCAGTAAAGCACAAGTCATTGGCTTCCGCTACTTCGCTGGCCTGCATTACGTCCTTGCTCGAGCAATCGAGAAGGTCACGCAGATCGATGTCGGAGAACGCACCGCATGGTCCGGCGATGTTACGTCTGGTGACATCGCCATCGACGCGCCTGATCTTCACGGTGGCGACGAACAAGAAGGCGGCGTCCAAGGTACGCTGACGATTCAGGATGGCAACGCAACGCAGTCACTCGACGCCTACTTGGCGGCCAAGATCACAGGGGACCAATCCAACTACCGCGGCGTCGCGGGCGCTGTCTGGAAGGGTGGCCTCCTGAGCGCGAGGTCGCCGTACCCGAAACCTTGGCGATTCCTTGTCAAACGTGTCAACGTACTGGACGATCTAACTGTACAGTGGAACCCAACCAAGGCTGATATCAACGGCGACCTGAACCCTGCGCACATCATCCGTGAAGTGCTGACCAACCCCGTCTGGGGTCTGGGCATTAGCGAGCTCGAAGTTGATGCCGTCAGCTTTCTCGCAGTTGCTGAAACGCTCTACGATGAAAACTTCGGTCTCAGTTTCCTTTGGGCGGATGGTGACCTTTCTGTCAAAGACTTTCTCGCCAACGTGCTCGCGCACATTGACGGCGTCATGTACGTGGACCCGGCGACTGGTCTGTTCGTGTTGAAGCTGGTGCGCGAAGACTACGTTGTTGGTGATCTTGATGAGTACGGCCAAGACGACATCAGCGAAGTTCGAAGTTTTGTACGCACCTCGCCGGGTGAGATCACCACGCAAATGGAGATCACCTACATGAACCGCGCAACGTGGGAGCCCGACACCGTCGTGCTTCACAACCTTGCGATGTCTGACGTGCAGGGTGGGAACATTCCCGACAAACGTGAGTATTTAGGTATCACAACCAAGGACTTGGCGTTGGTCGTTGGTACGCGAGATCTTCGTGGCAGTTCGGCAATGCTTGCGAAGTGCAAGATCGTTGGCAACCGCCGCATGGCCGCGCTCGAGCCTGGTGATGTGTTCAAGCTCAGCTGGCCGCCACTGGGTATTGACCAGATGATCGTCCGCGTCGTCAACGTGGAATATGGTACATTATCCGACGGCAAAGTAAACATTGACGTGGTTGAAGATGTCTTCGGCATCACCGAGGCAATCTACACATCTGGTTCCTCGAACTGGACCACTCCGTACACCGACCCTGCCGACCCTGCCGACCGCGCACTGCTAGAGCTTCCGCTCTGGAGTGTCGTGCGTGTGGTGGCACCGGAGAGCCAGGTCACGAACATCGCTGACGCCGCCGCATACGTCCAGACGTTAGCAAAGCGGCCCAGCCAGGACTCGCTCAGCTACGACAGGCAGTTCGATCTTGGTACAGGCTACACGTCTCAAGGGAATGGATACTTCTCGCCACATGGTGACCTTGTTTCAGGGGTCGGCATGTTGAACACAACGATCACCCTGGAGAGCGCGAACGCCCTAGATCTTGTGCAGACCGGCACCTACGCGGTGATCGGTGAAGAGGTTGTTGAAGTGACCGCCGTTGACACAGGGACTGGAGAGATCACAGTGAGTCGCGGCGTGCTTGATACCGTCCCAGTTGCGCACTTGTCCGGCGTGACAATGTGGTTCCCAGAGGAAATCCAGATCGTTGCCGACAGTGAGTATTCAGAGGGTGACACGATTGACTTCAAGCCGCTTGTGCGGACATCGAACGGCGTGCTGGCGATAGGCGACGCAACGGCCGTGTCCGAAACACTGACCGGCCGACTGGCCCGACCCTTTACGCCGGGTCGCTTTCGAATCGATGATCTGATCGGGCCTGAACGGACCTACGACACCAACGGCGTGGTGGACGTGGATGCCGCTGCCACCGACCTTGTTTTCCAGTGGCGACACCGCGACAGGCTCCAACAGACCGCTACCTTCGTGGCCCAAGGGGATGCGTCCAACTACGGACCCGAGGCAGGAACGACGTATACCCTGCGTTTCAAGACAACAGGGGGTACTCTCGTACGAACTGTGACCGGCGAGACGGGTGTCGCGTATACCTACACGTCGGCGAACCAAACGACGGACTTCGGATCGCTGGTATCTTCGTTCAAGGTTGAACTGGAGTCGGTCCGGGGCGGCATCACGTCTCACCAAATGTGGGACATCCAGGTTGATCGGAGCCTCTAGTGTCAGAATCAGACGACAACCCTCCAACCATCACACTTACGACCGAACAGCTTGAGAAGGCTGTCGAGCAAGGCGTGTTTAACGCTTTGATCCATCTCGGTTTGGACGCGAAGAAGCCGATTGATATCCAGCGCGACTTCCAGTTCCTTCGAGACCTCCGCAAAAGTACCGAGTCTGTGAAGGGCAAGGCGCTTGTAACCATTGTCGGTATCTTGATCGCTGGAGGCGTGGCTGTCATCTGGTTAGGCTTCAAGACGTTACTTCATCCACCATCTTAGACCGGAGTTCGCATGGCAGATAGGGGAGAAATTGTAGCCGCTTACGAGAGATCGGGCGGCAACATGACACACACCGCGACCAAGCTGGGCATTGCCCGCGGCACTGTCCATTACCATCTAAGGAAGGCGGGCTACGACCTGAAGCGGCCCCTGGCGGAAGGGTCCATCAAGGGAACCAAGACCAGCAAACGGTCGCTGCCGAAGAAGGGTGACATCAAGCGGTACATCTTCACGTCCGCCCAGAACAACACGCACGTCCACGAAGTAGTCTGGGCCAACATCAAAGCGTTGGCTGCGTGGTTCGAGGCAGAGTTGTGCGTTGGCACGTACACGTACAACAAGAACAGGTACGGCAAGCTCTCGGTCAAGCGGGGCAAGTCGTCCGACAAACAGGAAGAGCTTTGGTACGACGACCACTTCGAGGGCTACCTGTTGGACGAGCGTGTACAACTGGCCCCCGACCTTCAGTGGTGTGGCGAGATGAACATGTTGCCAACGGCCATCGACCCACTCAGTGGGTTCGAGACATACACCGGCCGATCGTCCGGCATCTTCCCTCACTCCAAGGTCGCGATGCGATCGATCGCCGCAGGGATGCGAACCGACCCAACCAAGTTCAACTACACCACTGGCACAGTCACCAAGAAAAACTACGTCGCCAAACGTGCGGGCCTCAAGGCAGAGTTCCACCACACCTACGGCGCGTCACTGGTCGAGGTTGATAGCGAAGGCAACTGGTGGGTCCGACAACTGGTCGCTGACGCTGATGGGACAATCTACGACCTTGATGTTGTCGCGGAAGAGGGTATCGTTTATCAGAGCGCAGGCGTTGAAGCAATCACTTGGGGCGACGCGCATGAACTGATGCTTGGAGATGTCCAACGAAACATCATGTTTGATATGTTAGATGCCCTTGGACCCCGTGAACAGTTCATCCATGATGTGTTACTGGGTTCCGTGATCAATCACTGGGACTCTCGATCACCGCATGAACGTGTGCGGCAAAAGCAACGCGGCGGCGGTTTCTCCAACGTGCTCGAAGAGCTACAGAGCGGCGCTCGATTCCTGATGTCGATGACACGACCAGGCACCGAAACATACGTCGTGGATTCAAACCACGACCGTCCGTGGATCGAGCGATGGTTGCAAGATGATCGCGGGATGCGAGACCCTTCAAACTCACTGACGTGGCACAAGCTTAACGTCGCCATGATTGAGTCGATCATCAAAGACCCTGACGACCGAAACAGGTTCCATGTTCTCGAACATGCGATGCAGGAACTTGCCGGTCTGGGCGACGACGTTCGTTTCCTTCGCGAAGATGAATCGCACACGGTCTCATCGGCCAACATCGAGTGCGGCATGCACGGCCACCTT